GCGGCAGAAGATGTGATTCCAAGTGACCCATCCCTTGACCTTTTGGCCATCATCTCGGAATAGCGAGTCGCTGAATAGATGAATCCACCGGAAGTTGTACGTGAGTTCGTACCAGCGGTTACCCTCCGTATCGATCATGTTCTCCGCGTCGGCACCAATGAACTTCAGCGTGTGGGGCTTAAAAGTAGGTAGATTCTTTGCAGCTCCACTCCCGGCCTTTGGCCAATCTTTCTCGTTGAGCGCGTTGGCAGCGTTTGTGATTGCTTTCCATGGAATCTCATCAACCAGAATGCGGCGGATCGAGAAGTCGGTGATTGTGACACCGTAGGGGTTGCCGGCTTCTTTGGGCACCGAGCACACATTGACTAAGCCACCACCGCCGCCTGCCTGGGTCCTCGCGCCTACGAACAGACCGTCAGGCCATGGCAACTGCCGGATGCTCGGCGAGTATGTCGGATCGAGCCAATCGAACTGCGGAAACTTCCCTTGTGGATCTTTGCTACTCACGTCCCACGCTGTAATCAGCGGCCGATAGTGGGCAGTGATCATCGCGCCCGCCAGGCCATTTTCCGGTTCCGATTTCTCTTGCAGTTGGTTGATCAAACTGGGTTGGGGAGTATCGCCCGTCTTACCCTCAAGCCCCGGACTGCTGGCCAATACGCGCGGGTCTTCGTGTTCAACCCTCGCCTCGGTGCAATAGCAGTTGGTGATCCAAGGATCGTGAGCCGGCGGTGTTCGCTTGTGATCTTTGACGGAACCTTGGAGCTTCTTGATAACTGCTTCGTGTGCCTTATACGGTTCCACGTATAGGGTCCGGACAATCTCGATTCCGCTGTTCGATGTGTGCAGGATCCGATCCTTCTGTTGCACGAAAACCCTATCGTCAGCCATAGCTACATCCTCGATCCCACGGCGTCGGTCTTAACGGGACTCAGGAGCGGCGTTCCCACGCGGGCAATCTTTTGCTGTACTGCCAGGAGTTGCTGTAAGACGGCTCCCGGATCGTCGCCTACGCCTTGCGCCCCGCCGCCCTCCAAAGTGCCCACCGGCTGTTGTTTTGCTTGATTCAGCAGGAAGCCAATGGCACCGCCACCAATAGCGCCGGCGATAGCCCCGGCAGGACCAACAACCCCTCCGGCCTTGGCTCCCGTGCTCGCACTTGCGACCGTGGCAGCGGCCGGCGTTTCTTCCTCTTGCTTCGGTAGCGGCGGAGGCTCTGCCGCTCGCTGGGCTGCAATGAACGGATCTTCTTCCGGTGTCTCTGTGACCGGCTCTGCCTTCTTGAATCGTCCGGTTTCCGGATCCCGGCGACTCTCCGCAAGCCTTCTCTGATATTCAGCGCCGGTTACTGTCTCGCGTTCAGGCATCCTTGTCCATCCCTTGCTTTTTCCGATCCCAATTGAGTGCCCCGGCACCGCACCACACAGCGTCAACGAATCGTTGCAGCGGTGTAGACCCGTGACCCTCGATGCGGAAGTTCACAACGGCACCGGGCACGTCAGTACCCCGTGCCGAATTGAGAATCGTCACTCGGTCGAGCATTATCGACTCGCAAAAGTAGAACACACCGCGCGAGGTTTGCTCAGGCCGTGCGATGCTCTGCAATTCCGGGTGGGTCCAAAACGTCGGATCCCCGCAATGGAATTCCATGGAGATCTGGAACTTGTCGCTGCCCGTACCCTCCAATCTGCCGTCGTAGAACGGTTGCGTCGTTTCCATATTGGCCGGCCCGGGCAGTCTCTCAGGATTCGCACGCGCCTTGCTGAGGTCCATATTGGCGATTGTCACGAACCGGAAATCGTCGATCACCCGTCGCCGCTGCATGGAACCACGGCCGCCGGACATTGCAAGCTCGTGGTTTTCGTAGGCATGGTCGATCAACCACTCCTGAACGTCCACCAGTTCCCCGGCCGTTGGAGTATAGTTGCCCGGAGACCAGGAAAACTCCAGATAGCCGCCGACGCCACACAAGTGTTCGATCTCTCGCGTCTCACGGATCGGCAGTGGTTTGGGCATGGCTCACCACCAGACCCCGGGATGCAGCGGTGTATCATCTTCGTAGGTCCAGAGCAAAGAATTGCCCTCCATCGCTACATTCAATCCGACCACTTTGAGGCCCGTCGAGTCGAGCCGCGTTTCGCACGTTGACAGCAATGCTTTGCGCGCCCGCATGTTACGCACGGGCAAGCCTCGATCGCTCCAGAATAACGGGTCGCCGATATTCCAGCGCACTGCAACCGACCGAGAACTTCCGAGCAATGATTGCACAAAGGTCGGGGCGACGCCGACTGGCGGTGCCGGCTCAATTTCCACCGTCGCCGGAAAGTTCAAAATAAGGGCGGAAAACCAATCAGCTCCAACCCGCGTGCGGTTTATCGCACCACTGCTTCCGCTGTGCGGCGTGAGTTGGTTGATATACATTTCACGAAGGAAACCCGTTTCGATGTCCAAAATGATCGGGTTAATCGCCACACCGAGGGCGTTGTACTGGGCGATCACCAGATTTGCCCCCATCGAAGGGACGAAATCATAGTCACGCGATGCTCGCGAGTAGGACATGATCGGCTCCTAGAGAATGGCGTTGGTTCCGATCCGGCCGGCGAAGTTTCCGTTGACTGCGCCAGGGACGGTAACCATGCAGTAGGTCACATCGCCGCGGAATGCGTTGAACAAGGGCGCTCGGGCATAGGGCCCTGGCTGGGCAAACGGATTGTTCAATCCGCCTTCAATCGACCACAATATCGGTACGGCTGCCGTCAAGGCGATACCAGCCCGGCACTTGGCGAAGTTGCCGTCGTCTGTGTTGTCCGGCAAACCAGCCACACCGCCGGGTGTGAGGTTGACGATGATCGTGGTTGTTGGCGCGGCGTAGGTGATGCTGTCGATTTCCCAGTAGCCGTCGTTGCCGGTCGAATCTTCGATGACGATAAAGTCGCCGGCGACGAACTTGTCGGTCAGGTCGCCCGTGTAAGTGATTGCCCCAGTCGCGGCCGTAACAGTTACGGCGGTGTAGGCGTATGGAAAGACCTGTTGGCTACACACGCGAGCGATTGTGCCAACCGGGCCAGCGGCGGCAGGTAGCGCTTGCCCCAGCGCGAGCGTGATGAACGTGACACCCGCAGCTAACGTTACACCAACGACCGGATCGGAATCGACGCGGTAAACTCCATCACATGCCGCAGTCCCTTCCAGCCGGACCAAATCGCCAGCGAAAATCTCTTGCGTCAGGTCGCCAGTATGTGTGATGGTTCCCGGAGGCCCAATCGTGGTTGCCAGGATCGCGTATCGCACGCCCAGAAATTGCGCCACCGCATCCACATCGCACAGGAGCGATAGCACCTGCAACTGGTGATCCTTGAAACCCCCCAGGGCGGTCTGCTCTTCTGTGCCAGCCGAGATGACTTGATCGGGGATACCGACGTTCTCGACCTCGATCGCTTCCGAGCCGGAAAGGCCAGCTTCATTTTCGCGCTGGGCCCATCGCTGTAACCTCATTGTAGACGGCATGATTCACTCCTATAGTTCGGGTTGATGTTCGCTTATCAGCATGGTCCAAGAGGTGACGCCCAGCATCAGATCCTTGCCGAATTCGGTTTCGTCAGCCTCCCCGATCTCTGACTCGCCGGGGTAGACCGACACCAGTTTATTCCGGGGATCCGGGTCGGCGATGCGACCGAGCGACGTGAGGCGGTCCCAATACAAGTGGAAGTTTCGCAGGATCGCGCCGGCAACTTCACCAAGCTCCTCAACAACGACAGTCACCTCAATTCGGTACGTGACGAGTCCGACCCGCGAACTATTCGAGAGGCGCTCGATTTCGCTGACGGTGAAAATGCCGAACGGCCTCGCCACGTCGCGGGAGGCACGGGCGCCGTAGTGGAGGCCGCCCGGCAACCCGATGGCGCCGGACATCGGATTTGCAGCTGCTATGTCCATGAGGCTCATGGCAATGAGGTCAATCAGCATTATTCTGCCGACACGAAAAAGTTGGGGTGCTCTTCGCTTACCATTTCACGAATCGCCCCATGGGGGAGTGGGTGGGATTTTTTCAAGTCGTCGAACCATTCCTGCCGTTGTGGATTCTCGGTCTGCGCGATAAACTCGCGCGTCCCATCTGACAGGATGTGATGGAGTTGCCAAAGCATCAGGGTCCTCTCAATCTGTCTTCGCAGACGATGTGGGATAGGTCGTCGATGTGGAATCGGTTCCTGTAGGAGACGATCGTATACTGATGATCGGTCGCATCCTTCAGGAGATCCCCATCGTGAACCTGGCCTATATCGGCGGAAACATACACATCGAAGATCTCCACGAAGTCCCGCTGTCCCATCTCGGTTTCGGCCAGACTGGGTCGCAGCACGATCTTTGCAGGAACATCGCTGAATCCCGGGGCCGCCGCGAGATGCTTGGTAACCTGGCTGCCCATCGCGGACACCTCGTAAGTCGCCGGCCACAACCAGACACGATCCTCCAGGGCCACGTCGGCCGTGATGCTCGACTCCAGACAGGTCAGTCCCCAGAAGTCCTTGCGCACGGACTCGCGAAGCGACTGGATAATCCAGACCACCCCATCGGCGTCGGTGATCGTTTCGCCAACCGCAGGGCTGTAGGCTTGCAGCGTCGATAGATGCCACTCGGTCTGCCGCTGGAGGTACCCGCCCTCCGATGGGTCGCCTTCGACCTTGGTGTCTTCCAGGCGGTAGGCGTCGGTGATGGGCGGGTTCGGCGGCGACGGCCAGCTCGACAGCGCGATCGGCCCGGCTTCCGGGAAGTCGGCGGCAATCACGGCGTGGTCTGCGGATAGGTCGACTGCCATGGCTAGTGCTTGTAGTGGGCGTCCTGATGTTCGTGCCAATTGATGACGATGTTATTGGTGGCACCACCAACCGCGACGGCCGTAATGATTGCCACATACTCGGTGTCCGGCAGTAGCAAGAACCCGCGCTGGGCTTTGACCACACCGTTCATCATGGAAGCGAACGGATGTGTCCCGCCGATCGCAAGCGTTTCGTGGTGGAGGATCACACCACCGGCAAGTCCGCCGGCGATGGCTTGCGCGACGGTATAAGTCGTAACTGAATCAACATTGGCGGGGCCGTCGTTGTCTCGCATGAGAGAGTTGCCCCCGCTCCGATCGCGATTGAACGGCACCCGCGCCAGTCCCGAATTGAGCACGATAACCGGATCTTCCCGAATTTCCAGCACACTTTCGTCGCTTGCCCAGGCGTCCACAGACAGGTGAACCCGCATCGGTAGCGACGGCGTGAGAAATCCGATTGCCGTTTCTTCACCAACTCCCGCGGTGATTGCCTCATACTGCGCCATGAACGAGTGGCCGTGGAACAACTCGGCCAACTCGTGGTCGCATGTCATCGCGGCCCCGGTGTATTTGTTGATCGGTATTGGCGATGCTGCCATATCAAACTCCTATAGTGAGTCCAGAACAACGCGCTCTGGAATGGTGGCGATAACTTGCTCGGCGACCGTGCGTTCGACCGCGAGGCGGACCTGTACTGCCCCGCGGTCGAAACGGCTGCCGTTGGGGAACGCTCGGCCTCGCACGGGTATAGCAGGCTTGAAATAGTTGAATCGGTTGGCGAAGGTCAGAGCGCCCTCTTTCAAGAACGGGGAGGCGGCCATTATCAAGTCGTTGTCCTCGTCGTAGTTCTTGTCGCAGTCGGTAGCCACCCGAATGTCGTTCTCGTTGTTGAAAAAGCTGTTGTTGGCGAACATCTGGATGTGTTGCGTGGAAGTTCCGAAATCGATCCCTGCCCCGCCTGCACCGCTGAATCCCTCAATCAGGTTGTCTCGCACGTGTGTTCCGAAGTGTCCGACCGCATCGTAGAAGATGCCAGTTCCAGTCCCGGCAACCGTGCATAGAATCGAGTTGCCGATCACCTGTTGGCGAGTGTTGCTAACCTTGACGCCGATCGCGGTCAGATGATTGACCACAAACAGATTCCGCCGGATTTGATGCATCGTTCCAGCCGCGAAGATGGCTGCACGGCCAGCGCCATCGACCTCGATCATGTTGCCTTCGACAACGGTGTAGTTGTTGACACTGAGCACGTCCTGCGCCGGGGCGTCGTAGATGTGGCAGTCGAGGATCGAGCAGTCCCAACCGGCGACGCACGCCCAGCTAGCCGTATTGGTGTTGATCTCGCAGTTGATTGCCGAGGAGTTGTTCCCGAGGTAGAGGATTTCATTGGCCCCGGTGTTGTGCACGTGCATATTGATGAAATGCACGTAGTCTGTCGCCCCGGCGTTCCCGTCGTAGATCGAGAATCCGCCGGCCCCACCATCGATGCCGCCGATACCGTAGTTACCGTACACGTCACAGCCACGGAAAATCAGCGGCGCGTCGGCTGCCGGGTTCCCATAGACCGCTCCCACCGTAGCCAGGTCGAGCGTCGCGGCCAGAATATCGTCGTTGACGCCCTCGATCACGTTGATCTGGTCGCCATTGGCAGCGTTACGCCCGCCGTGCGACGTGGTGATGTCGTCAATGCAGAACTGAATGGTCAGGTAGGGATCGGCCAATGTGAGCCCGCCCGTGGCGAAGTTCACGCCTGCGGTCGGGTCGACGTAGAGTTGTCGTGGCGCTGCCATCGCATCATCCCAGTAAGGCCGTGTGAATTTCGCAGGCGCCGGTGGCGTTGATGACCGCCTGGTTCGCGTCGGCAATCGCTTTCATCATACCCGACTTGTAACCCATCCAATCGAAACTGCGGCCACCGACGTTGTAGGTTGGCGTCGGATTGGCGACATGCGCCAGCGTTGCGGTTTTCAGTTCGGCCACCAGTTGATCGCGGATGGTCGTCAGATCACTAAGATAGGTCATTCGCTTTCCTTCACGGAACAGTCCGCCCCGCGCCGGCAGGGCAGATTGTCCAAGCTACGTTGTAGCCCCTCGAGGTGGTTGTCGATCGTGTTCGCCTGTTTCTTGACGATCCAAGACAGCAAGGCGATCAGCATGACGCACAGGCCAAAGGCGCCGTATTGGAGAACAGGATCCAGGATGGGTTCCATTAGAGGGTCCCATCCGAGCGGATCATGTAACGGGGCTCGCGGACGCCGGCGACGCCCTTGTAGCTCGCCTTGAACCGCATCACCACGTCTTGCTCGAATTGAACGACGGAATTGGTCGGCTCTTCCTCGACGCTGAGGGGCCAAATTTCCTTCCAGACAAATGCCCTTTTCGGCTTCCCGATGAACCACATCGCGTTCGCCAGGGCGCGTGTGTCGCAGGCAAGACCACCAACACCCGCGATGCCACCGGCCAACAGTCTCTGCGTGACCCATTCGTTGGTGAGGATCTTGCATTGGAACTTGTCCGGGATGCGGTTGGCCCCGATCGATTGAATGATGTCCGCAACAATCCCGGCTCCCAGTATAGGTCGTTCGTCCTGCGCAAGCCGCGTCTGCACATCGTTGAACACGGCGCTTGCCGTCCAGGACAGGTTGCCACCACAGATCACGGTATCGGGTGAATGACTCAGAGGCTCGCTGGTGTCCGCTTCCAAGATCGCGTAGAAGACCTCCGCGATCTCCTGCACGTCGGTGTAGTTGACCAGCGCGGGCGTGGCTTCATTGATGAATCCCAACGCCTCGCCGGCCGTGGCACCGTCGCCGTAGGTCAACCTGGCCTCGCCTTTGTATGAGTACGGATTCACCGCACCGATCACCACATCGATAATGCTCTTCTCGCGTCGGAGTCCAAGCCCATTGCCGAGCGATCGCATCCGCTCGATCAGGATGCCCGTTCGGTCGGCAATGATCGCTTCCTTGGTGACCCCGATAATCCCCCCTTTCTTCTCGGCGGCCGGGATTGTGATGTAGTTCTCACTCAGGCCGATGTTCGGGTAGGGCTCGCCTTCGGTGACGTTGCCAGCGAATTCATCGGCCACGACGCTGATGCCGGGGACTTTTTCTTCCCCTTGCAGGTTGGACGGGAAGGGGCTTACGAGTTGATCCCCAATGAAATTGTCCATCGTCATCGCGTCTTGGATGGCGTTGAAAAAGACCTGGCCGGTGATATTGGCCATGGCCCCCGTGTCGATGGCGTGGACCGCTTCCGTGATGTGCCCACCGCGTCTCAGGTCGCGCTCCCAGTTGTCGAGCGCTTCCCTGCCGTCTTTGACCATGCCCTTGAACATATCTTTCAGCGAGAAGTCCTCGGGCTTGAATTCCTTCTTGTCAAATGATTCCTGGATTTGGTGTTTTGTCCAGGGCAAGCCATTTTCCTTGACGCACCTTGCTAGTACGTCGCCTCGTGGTTCTACGTCCATTGTATTCCCTTTCTAGCGAACTTGTTCGCACTTGAGGTAATCGACATTCAGGGAAGAAATACCCGCTGTGTTTTCCTCCACGAGGCCGAAGTTCATCGCCACCGCGGCGGCTACGGTAATTTGGAAGACGCCGCGCATCTCGTGTTTGCAGGCCAATATGCCGTCGACCCAGAATCGAACCTCGGCGTCCATGAGCAACGGGGCTGCACCCGCCACGCCCGGGACCATGTTACACGGCACCCACTCGGCACACAGTTCATGCCTGACACCCACGCCGGCGGTCTGTGCCTTCACGTCTGCGCCCAGCAGGTTCAGTGGGTTGGTCCCCAGCAACGGCGTGACTTGTTGCACCGCGCCAAAGTTGGAAATGCAATGCCAGAGATCTTCCGTGTTCGGGTACACGGCGCCGCCAGCTTCTGGCGTGAAGAACCCGAACATATCGGAGCCAGCTCGCATCCCCCCGCCGGCAGCCGTGAACTCGGTTGCCGTGTCCATGTCCTCCATGCAACCGACGAAGATGTTCAGTTCGTCCGGCAACAGCACGGGTTGCACGCTCTTGGCGATGAACCGGATCGGCTTGCCCAGAGCAAACTGGAAGATCGCGTTGGTCGAGAGGATTGACGCAAACTGATTTGCAACGGCCGTGTGAAGGATCGTTGCAATACCAGTGCGGAAGTCGCCGCACGTGATGCCAGCAGCCGCGTGCGTGAAGGTGAAGCCGTTGTCTTGCGCAACGCCAGTCGCTACGGCCTCGTGGAGGAAATCATCTTCCACGCCGTAGACCATTTCCTTGTGAAACTCAACAGGTAGCTGAAACATGTCTATTTCCTTTCAGTTCGTGGTCTGGAAGCCGCGGAGAGCCCCCAGGAAATCTTCGTGAGTGTTTCCGATCGCCGGCGCGCCGGGAACGACGTCCGCCTTCTCCAGCAAGGCGACCCGTTTGGGCGGCTTCACTTGGTTTTCGGCCTCGGTTTTGGTTTGGGCCTCTTTGAACCCTTCGACTTGCTTTTGCAAGGCATCGATCTTTTCCTCCAGCAACGTGGTGAGTTTGCCTTCTGTTTCTTTGGCGGCCTTCGCGACCGTCTCTTGCATTTCCTTGAGTTCCATGTCGGTATCCTCGAATAGGTTAGTTGTGGTGGCCGGGTCGTCGACCAGATCCACTGAGTTGACTTCCAGGATTTTCGTTACCTCCGTCTTGTCATCGTTCATTTCCACAATGACGTTGTGACTCAGGCCAAACTCTTTGCCCGTCGATTCGACGATCAACTGCGCCATCGGGTGCGACTGGCGAACGTGCAGGTCGCCGAACAGGCCCAACCCGATCTTGCCGTCAAAGCGTTCATGGACATTCAACAGGTGGCCAAAATAGTCATCATGCCGCCGCGAGTTCTGTTTCTTCTCCCGGGCGTCGGGATGCCAGATATAGACTGCCGATGCTTCGTACAGCGGCATGGCCTCATTGAGTACGGACTGCGGATACACCCGGCCGTTGCGGCTGCGCGTGCCGACGATCTTGACGCCGCGGATCACGCCGTCTTTGACCGGGGCTTGGCTGTATTCCAGAATTTGCAGTTGGACGCTCATTTCTCTTCACTCCCGCCATTAGTGGCTGTTGAGTTTTCGGAGGCTGTGTCGTCGTCCGCCTCGCCGCCTTGGTCGAGTCCCAGCATGATCGAGGGCGGCTCGATCGGGTGCTCCGCGATTAGCCGCTGTTCGTCGTCGAAGTCGAGGTCTTCACGCCGGCACCAAGTCTGCGTTGACATGACGCCCCGCTCGTTGAGGGTCGCGTTACGTTCGGTTTCCTCTTTGGCCTGGCGTGGCACGACTGGCGGCATTTCAACCGAGATTTCGTATTCGTCCGATCCGTCCGGCCACAGGACACGCTGCAGGAAGCGTTTGTAGTTGCACCGATAGAACCACTGCCGAGTCTCCATCGCGTGTACGAAGGGTGCCTCGGCTACCAGAGCGGATGCCAGGTTGGCATTGCTCGCATCGCCGGAAACCAGCCCTTCCGGCATTTGCCACCGGGCCCCGATGTTCCGCAAGGCGGCCTGTAGAACGTCGATCAACGCACCGTTCTTGCCGGCGAGTCCCATCGGTCCGGCGAGATATTCCAGGCCCTTTGGCACGTCCAGCGCATGTGGGCCATCCCAGCGCTCGGCTCCGATCTGGTCGCCTTGCCGCGTCGTGATTCCGCCTGGGACCGAGGTGCCGAGCGCCGTTGGCATCATGCCCGGCGGATGCTGCCGGATGAAGGCAATGTCGGCTTGGATCGTTGCCGACTCGCGGAGTGCCCGGAGCAGCTTCTTGACGCCGGGGAAGTCGTTGATATTGCAAAAGAAATCGGACACGCCCCGCTTGGCAACACGGTCAACCGATTCGGTTTTCAAGTGGAAAACCTCTTCCGGTTCGTAGAACTGCCCGACATTGCTGGCGGTGTTGTGCTGGGTCACCACCCAATAGCCCAGCGGAACCGCCGTATCGTCCGCAGACGTGAGAATACCGAACCGCCATGACTCGCCGCCGCCGATGCCAAGCTCGTTGTTGGCCCGCCGCGCATCTTGCGGCTCCTTGACCTGTTCGGGTTCCACCGAACGGAGGTGTGGAAGATCGTCGGCGGGATCCAGGATCAAGAATGCTTCGCCGTCCCGGCGGGTTCGGCGGAAAAGTTCGGTCTCCCACCCGTGCCAATCCTCGCGCTCCATCCACTCGTCAAGGCGCTGCTGTTCGGCTTCGATCTCCAGATCGATAAGCGGCTCGACAGGCTCTTGCGGTTCGCCAGGGTCCGGGGCCTCGGTGGGTTCGGCTTCCTCGACTGGGCCCGCCTTTTCACCCGGCTTCTTTTTCCTCACCGCGCTATAGGCAAATCCGCTAAAAATCGCAAATTGGGTCAACACGTCGAGAATGCAGACAGCCGTGGGACACATCGCCTCGATCGTTCTGGCGGCGTCCACAAGCAGCCAATGCTGCATTTCAGTGTAATAGTAGGGGGGAAGCATCCCGTGTTGCCGGGATCCGGGCCGGGCGGAATGCCGACCGAGTGCTGCCGGATAGTAGAGATCGTTCGGTGCCGACCCGAGGCCGGCAACCGAGCCATAGCGTGCGTAGGGGTCGCTGGAGGCCCAGGGATCGCTCGATTCCAGTAGCTGGCGTGTCTGCTCATCGGAGCGAAGATCGGCCAGATACCGCTCCTGTCGGCCCAGGAGGATGGCGTCACATTCAGCTTGTGCCCGGTGTATCGCTCCGAGATTGTCCAGGAAGGTAGGCAAGATCAGGACTCCTATCCGGAATCCTACCGCTTGCCCTACCTATTGCAATAGCACATCCCGCCTATTTTGTGGGCAGGTGCCCCCCAGGTGGGTTAAAAGCGCCCGGCATTGGCCACGGGGCCGGGCACCCGCTTCACGCGGCCGGCAGTGTGAATGCGAGGAAAGTCACTGCCGACCCGCTGGCCTAAGATCTTGGGATTGAGTTCAAGTCAGCGATTGGCGGCAAGTTTCCTTCGACGTCGATACATTCATCCGGCAGCCCAGGCCCCCGCAACTCGATCTCGAAGTCGAGAACCTCTACGTCGGCGGGCAGGGCAAGTGCCGCGTGGATGATTTCCCCAGTGAGTCTCACCCGTGCTTTTCGGTCGCGTCTCATGTGCTCGCTCCCACTGGCGGACCTGGAATCGGGCCTGCCCACCAGCCTCGCCATGATGTGATTGATCTGCAAATACAAGAACTGAGTGAACGGCGCGCTTCTAATTTGCCGTTGCACATCTCGACAATTTGGACCACTCGCGGCGCGTCCATTTTAGTCGCGTACCAATAGAAGCCCGGCTCCGTTGGTTTTTCTTTCAACCATCTCATGTGCTCGCCCCTGCAGCCCAGCATCCGAACGACCCGAAATCGGCACACTCCCGCTCGGTCAATGAGTAGAATCCGCTCGAAAATGGAATGCGCCCGTGAGCCCGGATCCAGAGAATGTCCTGCGGTGTGTAGTCTGGACTGCGGCCCCAATTCAGACTCCAACTGTTTGGCCCACCAATCCCCCAGTTCTCGCCGGCACGCCAAAGCTCGGTGACGCAAACCCCGTGTCCTTTACGCCGCGTGCCCGGCCAGTACACGCCGACAAGGCACAGCCGGAAGCGCTGGAGTGCCGTTGCCACCGCGTCGAACCTGGCGTCCAGGTCGATCCATTCTCGCATCTTATTCTGCCCGGCCTCCGCCTCCCAACCCGGT